CTTCTGCTACAAGTTGGAGAGGTATGTTTGCATGGGCAAACAATACTAAGACTGCATATGTTTCCAGTGGTCATACAATGGGTGGTTACAATGGTTGGAGACAGATACTTCATCAAGACATGTATGGCAACTACTTTACTGTAGGTGTTGTAACTGCATCTAAGTTTGCTGGTGATGGTTCTGAACTTACTAACTTACCATCAACAGATAGTATATGGAGATCAAATACAACTGGTATTCACACGTTGACCAGTGTTGGTATTGGTACTACCAACAATGAAGGATACAAACTCAAGGTTGTAGGTAATATGAGACTTGCTGGTCGTTTAGACGGCACTGCAACAGGTAATATTCTACCCCACTTATGGAATAATTATAGTGATCTACCATCAGCGGGAGTAAATCAAGGTCAATTTGCACACGTTAATGAATTTGATAAGGCATACTATGGTCATAAGGAAGAGATAACAGTTCAAGTTGCAGTCGGCACAGACACCGTGGGCGGTCAAGCAACAGGTGTATTCTACTTTAATGGTGTAGAAAAACCAGATCAATTCCCCATAACAAGAGGAGCGACTTATCTGTTTGATCAGAATGATGCTTCAAATGCCAACTATAATAATCAGGCTCACCCACTCATGTTCAGTCTGACAGAAGATGGAGACTTGATACCAGGCGGAGCTCACTATGATCCTACCACTACAGTTTATAGACTAGATGGTGTCGAAAAAACCATGGCAGAGTATACCAGTGGTTTTTCTACTGCTACTACTAAGACTGTACACTTTACACCTCCAGCTGATGCACCTAACACACTTTGGTATTGGTGTCACTTCCACACAGGTCAAGGAAATAGATTAGCACTCAATAATAATGCTTTAGGTTGGAGGGAACTTGTTAATAAAAATGCTGATACTACTGTAGGAACAGGAACTGAGAACTATAATATTGGTGTTGTAACTGCAACATCATTCGCTGGTGATGGATCTGGTATAACTGGAATCGCAGTCACATATACAGCGGTAGCTGGAGTCGCAACTCTGGCAGAGGGGTTAACTGGAATTCCTAGTTTGAATGTTGGTGTTGTAACTGCTCAAAGTTTCATTGGTGATGGTTCTGGAATAACTGGTGTTACTGCATCTGGTACAGGTATCATAATCAGAGACGGTGGCACACTTGTAGGAACCATTGGTACTATTAACTTTGGTACAAATCTATCCGTATCTGCTGCATCTGCTGGTGTTGTAACAGTCACCGCATCAGGTGGTGGTGGAGGTGGTGGTATCGCTGGTATGGTATATCAAGAAGAAGGATCTACCGTTGGTACTGCACAAACAGTTAACTTTATTGGTGCCGCATGTACAGTAACGCATAGTGGTGGAGTTGCAACTGTCAACTTGGCAGGAGCAGTTCCGTTCACAGGCCCTGCAGCAAATATAACTGCACTTGATATCACACAGTATGAGTCAGCATATTCATGGGGAAACCATGCAAGTGCTGGATATCTCACGAATATTAACAGTTCAAACTTAGGTGATCTATCTAATGTTTCTAGTAATGCTCCAGGCACAAACAATGTATTAACATGGAGTGGATCACAGTGGGTTCCAGCTGCACCTACAGGTGGTGGTTCTGGAATTATCATTAAAGAAGAGGGAACTAATGTTGCAACAGGTGTAACATCAATCAACTTTATTGGATCTGGTGTGACTGCAACAGCATCTGGAACTGATGCAACTATCACGATCACTGCAACAGGTGGTGGAGGAGGAGTTTCGACTACTGGATTCGGAACATTCACTGCATCTGCTGGTGTTGAACAACAAATAGATTCATTCCCAGTCGCTAGTTACTCAAGTGCAGAGTACACATTCATGATTGGTATAGGAACATATAGACAATCACAGAAAGTTCTCGTAATGCACGATGGAGTTACAGCATACTCACAAGAATATGCTATCATGTTCACTCCAGAACAACAGGTATCCATCGCTGCAACAGTAAGTAGTACCAATGTCTTGGTTAAGTTTACACCTGAAGCTGGAATATCTGGATTAACAACATACAGATTCGTTAAGACCTTAATTCAAGGACTATGATTCATACTAGTACGAACACTCTTGATAGGACAGGACTGGCTACCAAGCCGACTGGAGCTGATGATAAGAAAGCATACTCTATCAAGTGTTATACCAAAGAAGATTGGGTATTCATTCACGAAGAACTAGAGAAAGATGGTTCACTGGAAGATAATATCCCAGACCCATCTATAGTATGC